AGCCATAATTTCAGCGAACTGAACATTAGGTGTAAATACTTTTTGACCTTTGTCATTAATGTAAGCGTAAATTTCATTTACAACTATTAATTCCTCACTCATGTTTTAAAGTTTTTAAAAGTTTTTATTTCAATCTAACATTAGGTCGTTTCCTAATTGTTTTACAAATCTAAAACATTTATTCAAAACAGTCAAATGTTTTTTTAAAAAATTAATGAAATTCGTAAGGAATAATTATAAATATAGGTATATTCAGTAAAAGTTATATTTTTTTGAAAAAAAAGTCATAACCATGGAACCTATGTAATATTTGATATCCTAATTTTCTATTAATCCTTTGGGAATATTCGTTTTTTATATTTGTTACGGCCGCCGTGTAACTATAATAATACTGTTTAGTGATATTTTCCACTTCTTTTTTAATAAGTGTCGCATAACCTTTATTTCTAAAATTTTCTTCTATTTTTAAGCTATATTGAAAAATAGTGGTGGTTTCTTTTAAAAAATTATATGAATTATAATCTTCAATATCATTTAAAATAATTTCTATTTTTTTATCGTACTCATACATTGGGTCAATGTCTAAAAGAAATATTTTACCTATCAATTCGTTTGTTTCTTTTTTCTTTATTGATAGTTCAATCCCAGGCCACTCGGTTATCTGCCCATTTTTTTCAAAAAAATAAAATTCATCCATTAAATAAATTTTAATAATTTTAAACCTAAATCTTTGTATTTACCTTCCATTGGTATTTCAAATACCATGTTACCCGGAAATTCATAATTATTGTCAGGTAACATTAGTTTGGTATGACCAGTATCGTCAATACCTATAAGTGGATAATTAACACCCTTCATTGTAATGGTGTTACTATTAATCATTGTACATTTGCCGGGGTGATCCCACTGACCTCTATTGTCAACAACACATTCGAGTTCATCCATTATGTAATCCCAATCATTTTTAGATAATATCATATCTTTTTGGATGTGGTTTTTTAACATAGAATGAACGTCACCAATCTTTGATAATTCTTCTTTTAATATTTTTCTAATTAATTGTTTCATATTTTTAAATTATAGACCTCACCCAACGCCACGGAGTTTATCCGGATATTGACCCTGTTGTGATTCCCCTTAAATTATAGACCTCACCCAACCACATCTTTGTAAGTTCCTGTATTTCACTATATTTAAGTCCAAAATGTTCTTCCAAAACTGACCATATTTCATCATAATTAATATAAACATAATTATTTTTTCTATTATAAATCATTAAATTTTGTTTTGGTTTATACCTAAATAAAGTCCAATCTGGTTTTTCTTCTGGTTGAACAACATCCAAGTCGTCAAACAGATGTAAAAAGTCCATCGGAGTATTAATGTTTAAAATTCTTAAAAGATTATCAATACCACCAACCATTTCGGCGGCATCTTTAAAACCATATTCTTTGATTTCATCAATCAAATTTTGTTTTAATGTTTCTTCTTTTAATATTTTTCTAATTAATTGTTTCATTCGTATATAAATACTTCCCATTACCGCAATTGTATATTCTATAATACCCCAAATTATTCATTATTTGTAATTCCGTTAAATTTGGGTCATGTCCTTGTTTAACCAATTTATGTTTTTGGTAATTAATTCTCGATTCTTTTTTTTCATTTATAACATAAAAATAATTTGGTTTTGTGTCACCTTCATAATTAAATCCCAACTTTTTATATAAACCACCAGTACCCCACGATAAATCACAATATGATAAAACACTTTTTGGTACATACTCTTTGATGAATTCATTGAATAACTTTGATGCCCCACCAACCACTGTTGTGTTTAACTTATTACAAAATCGTATTAATTCATATTCATTATGACTACCCTTATTGTTTAATATTTTTCTTAATTTCATAAATGTCATTAACGAAACCAATTCGTTATTACGGTATAATCCATAATTTATGTTGGAATTAACGAATCCCTGTAAATGGTTCTCATTTAAGAATTTTTCAATTGTTTTTTTATCGTTAATCTTTTTAATTTCAGTTTTTCTTGCATAAATCTTATCCGATTTATTTAAAATATTATTAATGATTGATTCGACAATATTTAGTTTAAAATCAAAATCATCTTCAAATATATGAACCAATCTTATGTCGTTTTTTTGACATAATTTTGTTTTATTGATATGGTAATCTTTATCTTTATATAATTCAGAATGCCACCTTAATCCGTTGAATTCAAAACCCACTTTTAATTCGGGTAGATAAATGTCAATTTCTTGTCTACCTATTTTATATGATTGTATAATTGTTCCGTCATATATTTTTGAAATTAACTTGTATAGTAAAACTTCTTTACCTGATATGTTTGGACTAATCGGATTACATTCACAACACAATTCGGTTTTGGTTATTTTTCTATTTGAATATAAACTCTTTGGGATTTTGGTTTTTCCGTGTATGTCACATTGAATTATAAAATTTTTATCATCTTGTCCTTTTACGATTGGGTTGTCAATTAAAAAATTATTAAACATTGTGATTTTTCTAATCTCTTTTTCGTTGTTAAGATGTTCCTTTTTCCATTCTTCGCTTTGTCTGAAATGTTCCACACCCCATTTTTTTAAATTGGTTTCTTTGGATTTTTCTTTGAAGATTTCGGTTTTGAATGGTGTTACTTCACCATATTTTTTAATAAAGGTATTTTTTCTTTTTTCTTTTGAACATTTCGATGAACAAGTGTAATATCCACCATTATTTACCGATTTGTTATATCTTCTGTATTGGACCTTAACTTCTTTGTCACAAACATCACATACCGCATCAACGATGAGGTGACTTTCCGGATTAACTAAATGGATTGGTAATTTATTGATTTTATTAAATTCAACGTCGATGTTGTTTTTTTTGTAATAATCATAAACATTACCGGCAATTCTAAATTCAAGTTCTTTGGTGATTAACATAAATGATTCTTTACCATAAATATAGTAATTTAATCATTTATGTCCACCGAAATTATTACTTAATTATTAATTTTTTCTTTTAACACCCTAACAAATTCTTTTTGTATCATTTTGGTAAACTGTACAAATGGTGCGTTTTCTTTTTCTGGATCATACTTATACTTCCCACGTGGTGGTCGATTTGATCTTCCGATGTAACTTAATCCTGAAATGTTTGTAATACATTTGTGACCACCACTATTTGCCTGAATCAAATCCCACACATTAACTTTAACATCATCCATCAATTTCATTTCTTCTTCCGTTAAACTTGTAAATGGTTTCGACATCGCAGTTTCAATCATATCTAAAAGTTCGTCACCTCTATCTACATTTCTATATGTATTACCATACAACGCATTAAAATCTTTAAATGTAAAACCAACAGATTCAGGACCGAATTCTTTACCAGATTCAGATACCCATTTTAATGTGGACAGTGTTACGAATTTTTCTTTTAATTGTGACTCCCACTTTGATAATACTTCTTGAGCGATTTCACCCAAATTAACACCTTTAAGTGAACGTTCCTTTTTAAATGGATTACAAGAAGCCTGTACTAAACCTAGTGGCCAAGCAATCACGATGAAATCGGCTTCCGGATTATTTCTAAATGGTGTATACCTATCATATGAACCTGGTTTCATCATATCACCACCACCATATTGAACAATGATACCATCCTCAACTTTTACATTTGGGTGTGATTTCATTTTTTCAACATAAGTTTCTTGATTTTTTGCTAACATTTCTGGTTTAGCATAACCTTTTTCTTCAATTATACGTTTAATTGTAAGTAATATATTCAATAAAGAAGGTTTACACTCCATTACAAGTGTTTCCAAAAATCCCGGTTTGTTTTTAAAGGCCAATAACAATTTATTGGTTACCAGACCCATCAAAATTTTATTTTGTTTTAATGAAGAATCTTTATCGAATTTAAAAAGATAATTCATCACCATTTCTGGTGTGATATCATTTACTGCAAAATTAGCAGAATCAACAGTTGATATTAACATTATATCTTCAGATGGGAATATTTCTTTTGGTGATAATACTTGTGAAATCGTTTCAACGTTTGATCTCGATTGTCTGAAACTCGTTGCGGTATCTTTTTCAACACCAGCCTGGGTATCGTGGTGATCGGTATGAATAGTGAACATCGGCTTGCCGTGTGCGAAGTCAACTAAAACGGGCATAACATCCCCTTCACCTTCCGGTTTCTTAATTGCGAATTCCTGATCTCCGTATTGGATAACTTCAGCGTCAACAACATTAATTCCATGTTGTTCAAGGTAGTTTTTCATAGCAAGAGCTGTGGTAACACCATCTAAATCCTGGTGGAAATATATTTTAGCTTTTTTGTATCTGTTTGCGATATTATTAATATCTCTAATTCCCGATTCTTTTATTAATTTTTTCATATCAAATAAATACACTTAAAAACAAAAAAAAATCCAACGTTATTGTTGGATTTCTTCTGTTATGTTTTGTGATTCTATAAATTGTTTGACTCTATTTCTGGCTATTTCCGCATAATTTGGTGATAATTCGATTCCCAACCATCGCCTACCCAATGTTTCAGCAGCAACAACACTTGTACCACTACCAGTAAATGGGTCTAAAACGATATCATTCTTATAGGTTAAAATCTTAATTGCTTTAACTGGTATATCCATACTAAATGTCGCTTTGGTTAATGACCTGGTGTCCGCAAAATACGACCATCGACCAAATACCAATTCCATAAAATCTTTTTTATCGTTATCTTCGTACACCATCTTCATTCTTTTTGTACCATCTTCTTTTTCAATTTCAGTTGGTACACCAGTCCAATGTGGTTCACCCTTTGTTAATTTCTTTGGTGACTTCTTATAAGCCAATATAACACATTCCTTCGGGTTATAAATATAGGGTTGACTACACGACATCCAAGAACCCCACGCGGTCTGTCTAACTCTATGTGGTGATTGTTCTTCTAAATCAACAATACCGAAGAACTTAAATCCGACTTCCTTCATCTTTATCCAAAATTCGGCATTGAATAAAATTCTTCCTCCACGTTCTTGTACATTCATTTCAATTGGAACATTAACCGCAATTCTTCCGTCATCTTTTAAAACACGTAACGCTTGGGTTAACCATTCTGTGGTGAAATTCCAATAATTATCCATTTCTAATCCATCATCATATACGTCATACTTAATGTTGGCGTTATATGGGGGTGATGTGACAATTAGATCGATAGAACCTTCGGGTAACGTACCCATAACATCAACACAATTACCATTTATTATTTTTCCTGTTTCTATCATATTAATATCCCTCACTTAAACTGTAGTAAAACCCTTTGCTTGATGTGTCTCCATAATCCCTTTCATCTTCAAAACTATTACCATTATATGTTATTCCTGTCACTAAATCAATTCTGCAACCAACATCTGTTAATTGTAAAATCAATTTATCTTTATCGAATTCTTCATCAAGTTCAATATTATAAACCCAAAATTCGCCTTTACTATAATCTTCAATGAAAAAGTAATGTTTTCCATCACAATAAACTTCATCACTTATTATCTTATCGTAATCAATTTTTTCCACAATATGGATAACAACATCATTTTCATCTTTAACTTCAAGATATAAAGAATCTAAATATACCCCCATAAATCTTGGTTCAATGTTGTCAAACAAATATTCAAGTCCCAATACTTCATTAATTTGTTCGTGACCCATTTGGTCTTCTTCAACATGACCTTCTTTTAGTGTCAGATATTGTTCTTCTGTTATTTTATATGTGATAACTTCAGAACCTCTACCCCCTATTGTGATTGTGTATTTCATTTTTTCTCTAATGTATCAATATGATGTTGCAAATACCACAACGCTTTTTTAAGATCTTGAAGTTCCTTATCTGTATCTTTTTTACCTGCTCTTGAAATATACTTTACGGTATTACCCAAACTAAACCCCAGTTGCCAAGCATCAATCACTTTAATTGCTTCATATGGGTTTGTTTCTCCCCCATAATGATCGGGATGGTTAACTTGTTCTTTACTCATAAATTCCCAATTCAATTAAATAATTTCTAACATTTTTACCTAAATCAGCGTCATTTGGATATTTTCTAACCAAATCAATAATGTATTGTGGGTCAACATTTAAATTTTTGTAATTAATTGTCGG